CCCTTGGCGCTGCTATCGAAGAAATAGGTATCTGGATCGATCAGAGAGGCTCTACAGAGACATGCCATCGAGTCAACGAGCACCTTGAAGTACTGTCAGAGAACAGTGACGCCATAGCCGAGCTGCTGGTCGACCTCATTGCAAGATGGAAGCCGGAAGAGCAGGCTGACCCGGAGGATTGAGCATGCCTCGCAATCTGTCACTACTCAACTACACTCAGGCCAGCTGAAGGATCAGCGCCCAGTGTGAAAAGCAGTCCGCCTCGGCGGGCTTTTTCATGCCTGCTATCCTGTCGTGATCTTTGGAGGATCCAGCCATGGTCACCGACAAGCCCACCCTGTCGTTGCTCTCCCGACTAGCTGACGCACAGCTGGCTTTGGCCACGAATATGAGGGGAGTTACCCCTACGACTCAGGGATACCCTGAACCGGCGCTGCAGCAGATTTCTCAGGCCTTGGAAGTAGTCGAAGCTGCCCTGGTCGAAATCGGAAAAACGAATGCTGCCAGGAAAGAGCGTAGCGGGACAGACAGCCTACACTGAGCAGTGCCGAGCCTCCCCTTCGGCTTGGCCAAGCCCGCCTCGGCGGGCTTTTTGTTGTCCCTTAGAAAGGAGCCGCTTCCTCCACTTCCTCTTCGCTGTGCTGCTCGATGATGAAATCGTCGCGCTCCTCGATGCTTTCCCTTTCCCATCTCACAGTCACGCTTTCGTCGTCATTGAAGGTCAGGTCAAGTTCTGGCGTTTCTGTGAGCAGCCCCATCACCTCCTCCCATTCTGCTTCCCCATCGGTGTCCAGGCGATGAATCGTCACCCAGCGCTGCGTCTGCGCGAGTGGGTGATTGATCATCGACGAGACCCTTAGCCCTAGCCGCTCTAGTCCGGTCATTTCCTGGCGCTGCTGGGGCGCCGACTTCTTCTGTTTGGACATAATTGCCCCTCACTGCTGTATATTCGTACAGTATTATGAGAAGCATAGCTCAGTGCTAAATCACTGGTAAAGCCCTGCAGCCAGAATTCTTCTCGGTAAGGCACTTTGTCGCCCAGCGAAAATAATTTAGCTCTAAGCTATTGACGTAACTTTAGCGTAGGGCTAAATTTCACATCACGCAGTCACTCACAAGGGACTGCAGAGGCCCTCAAGGGGGGGCACCGCTCTTTAACAGCCAGCGCCATGAACGACTACCCGGCCCAGCCGGTTAGGTCACTCCCGGCTCCATCGGTGGGAGGTCAGTAAACCGATGAACAAAACCGCACTTGCCTCTACCGGCGACCGGCGATCCGACAGGCCCGAAAGCCTGCCCACGCGCAGACCACTGCGACGGCGGACGAGGTGTTGACCGAACTGAGTGAATGACCTGGTAAGCGGGTGCGGAGAAACACAGAACGATTCACTGAAGCACCTGGGCGACCGGGTGCTTTGGGAATCCACTGGAGGAAAGACGATGAACAAATTCACCCGCGACGCGAGAGTCTTGAAGCTGCAGCTCGCCCTGGCTGATGCGAAAGCAGAGACGCGACGCGCTACCGACATGGGTTGCTCTGACGAGCTGATCTGCGAACTGATGGATGCCGAAGACGCCATTGTCGCCAAGCTTCTGAGCATGGGTTGCCATCGCCGTGACTGCTGACGATTTCACTGGCAGCTCTTCTCATGAGGAGCTGACGGGAAATCAACCGCCCTGGAGGGCAAGACGATGTACCTGCTCATTTTCGAGGATGGCGAGATGAAGAGCGCCGAGGATGTCACTGATGAAGAACTGCGTGGCGCTGATGACGGGCTGCTGGACATCGTCGATATCAGCGAGCCCTTCACTCCGACCCGCTACGTAGAAGGTCAATGGGTTGATGTGGAAGGTGTCAACGACTGAACAACCAGCGCCACGTCAGCTTGACGTTAACGGCCCGATCCTTCGAAAGAGGCTGCATCGGAATGTCGGCGGGTCATGAAAAAAGCATCTCCAGAGCAATCGGATTGTGGCGAATACCCGGACGTCGATTGCAAAAAATGGTGTGGACCGACATTCCAATGCAGCTTCGATAGGTGGCCAATGCCTTCCCAGTGAGCGAGCAATGGAGGATTCGCCGATGAAGGAATAACGCACCGTCGCCGAGCGACAGCCTACCTGGCCGCTACAGAGTCAGGCGCTTTGACCGACGAGAGAATACCGGTCACGGAGAGCGCTGGCAGCCACCAGACCCGTTAGCGGAATAGCCCAGATGACGGTCATTGGCAATGACGCCGGATACGTAACCGGCCCGATGCCCTGCTCCCCATCGCAGGCTGCATCGGGGTGTGATCTGAAAGCGCAGGTTTGCGCACAACTGGAAGTGGTCAGCCCGTCTGGCGTATGCCGGGGTAGCACCAGCGGCGGCCAGGTAAAGCTGAGTCGAAAGAATGACCCCGGCGCCGAGTCGGTCAGACCACACCCCGATGCATCCCGCATCCCCTTCCCTTCACATCGACCTCAGGAGACGCCAATGCTGACGCATGAGCGCCTTCGGGAGCTTCTGGCGTACGACCCGGATACCGGCGTCTTCACCTGGCTCCAATCGAAAGGCACCCGAGTTACTGGAAAGCCTGCCGGCTACGTGTGCGGCGACAAAGGCATCTACATCATGATCGACAAGAAGGGCTACCGCGCCCACCGGCTTGCCTGGTTCTACATGACTCAGGAATGGCCGGACGATCAGGTCGATCACATTGATCGAAACCAGAACAACAACGCCTGGGCGAACCTGCGCGAAGCCACGGCTGCGCAGAACAGCCAGAACACCAGTCGCTCTTACCGCAGCGTAAGCGGCGTCAAAGGCGTGATCTGGGACAAGCAAGAGCATATGTGGAAAGCGATGATCACCTGCAACAAGGTGGTCCATGTCCTTGGCCATTTCTCCGACGTTCCAACCGCTGCAACAGCGGTAGCCTCTGCCCGCGAACGACTTCACGGCGAGTTCGCTTGCCACCTCTAACTCCCTTCTAACTTTCGACCGCATTAGGCAGGTGCCAGGCCGCCTTCATGGTGGGTTTGGTCACCCGCGCCTGGCATCTGGCCAATGCGGTTGCACACCCTGGAGACGACCATGCATCCAAGCATCCAATCCCGCCGCGACATTCTGTCCGTGCTCAAGGAGCGCTCCGTGATTGCCACTGCCGAGTTCTACGAGAAGGTTGGCCGGGTGATGCCGGTGATCCTGTTTCGATTCCAGGTAAAGCCTGCAGGTCGGGATTTCTTCCATGTGATAGACAACCAGACTGGCAAGGTCATGGGCTTCCGCTGCGATCACAACGAAGCGTGCACATTGGCTCGCCGACTGGAGAAGGAGAAAAAGTCATGACTGATTTTCTCGATACGCTCGAAGGGCCTGACTGGCTCCACGACTCGATCAACGCTCTGATCTGCGGCGAGAACGTTACCGCGCCCCGCCCCTTCGGTAAGTCAGTTGCGCTGGTCACCCCACAGTCACTCTACGAGGCGTTGGCCGAACACCTTGGCGCACAAGAGCACATTGCCCCGTTGCTCACCGACAACCGCGAGTACCCCATTGAGCAGATGATCTGCGAGATCATCGCCGACGGTAGGCGTTCCCACGGCAAAGCCTACGACCTTGCGTGCGAAGCGCTCGGTCAATCGAAAAGTAGCCACCCTACCGCGCTACACGATGTCGCCGAAGGTCTGATCCGGCCTTGGGCCAACGAGTATGGCCGAGCACGCGCCGAAGAGATCGCTGCAGAGCTGGCCGCAGCTCGAAGGGAACAGATAAAGGCTGACGCAGCATGACGAAGTTACAACATGCCCGCCGCCTCACCGTCTGGCGTTCTTCTTTCCTAGTTCTAACCACCTGCGCCGCAGCAATGTTGGTTGCGGCACTCACCCATTAACCACTTCATCAGCGCCCACCGCAGGGATGGCGCGGGAGATTCGTATGTCCGCACAACAGCAGCTGATCACCGTCGACGACATCAGCGAAGAGAACGCCCCAGCCATCTACGTCGCCGGTGGCCTGAAGCAGTTCATTGCAATCGCAAAATCAGAAGTCGAAGGCGAAGTGCCAGACCTGACCACCCGCAAGGGTCGCGAGCGCATCGCCAGTCTGGCCGCCAAGGTCAGCAAGTCGAAGACCGCCGTCGAGAAGCCGGGCCGCGACTACCTGCGCCGGCTGAAGGAAATGCCGAAGGTCGTCGAAGCTGAGTTGCGCGAGTTCGTGACGGCGATGGACAACCTTCGCGACCAGGTGCGCCAGCCGCTGAACGAGTGGCAAGCTGCCGAGGATGCGCGGGTTGATCGACACAACACCGCTATTGCCCACATCAAGCTCAATACCGAGGCGCTGGATGGCATCACCGCCGAGGACCTGGCTGACCGAATCACCAAGGTCGAGGCCGTCGCCCTGGGTGAGCAGTGGCAAGAGTTCGAAGCCGAAGCGGCCCGGGCCAAGGACGATTCGTTGAAGGTGCTGCGAACTGCACTGAGCGCCCGCCAGCAATACGAAGCGGAACAGGTCGAACTGGCCCGCCTGCGCGCCGAGGCCGAAGCCCGCGAGAAGGCCGACCGCGAAGCAGCCATCGCCCGAGAGGCGGCGGAGAGGGAGCGGCGCGAAGCTGAAGAGCGCGCAGCAGCTGAACGCGCTGAGGCTGCCCGTCGTGAGCAAGCTTTGATTGATCAAGCTGCTGAGTCCAAGCGCGCATCGGAACAGGCCGCGCGTGACGCCGAAGCCGCAGCCGGGCGCCAGCGCCTCCACCTTCAACTGCAGGCCGAGCAAGCCGAGCGCGCCAGGGTTCAGGCTGAGGCAGACCGCGTTGCCGCCGAGCAGCGGGCTGAGCAGGAGAAATCAGCAGCCGAAGCCCGTGCCAAGGCTGCCGCCGAGCAAGCCCGATTGGACGAGCGCCGCCGCGCTGAAGCTGCAGCTGCCGAAATTCTCCGACAGCAAGAGGCTCGCGAGGCCGACAAGGCGCACAAAGCAAAGATCAACCGCGCCGCCCTGGACGCCTTCATCGCAGGCGGCATGCCTGAGGACTGCGCGAAGCAGGCAGTCACTCTGATCGCACAGCGCAAGATTCCCGCTATCCAGATCACCTACTGAGGTCATCATGAACGAAATCATTCAGATGCCAGCGCGAGAGTCTTCAGGCCTCACGGCTGCTGAAGTTCACCGCTTTTCTGCTGTAGAAATTCGCCAGCGGGTGAACCTGGTGCAGGAAGTGATGCAAGGCATCATGAAGCGAGAGACCCACTACGGGACCATCCCTGGTACGCCAAAGCCGACTCTGTACAAGCCTGGTGCTGAGGTTCTGTGTGTAACTTTCCGGGTTGCCCAGGAGTACCGGATCGAAGACTTGTCCACCTTAGGCATCGCCCGCTATCGCGTGACCTGTGTCGGCCGACACCAAACCACTGGCATAGCACTTGGGGAAGGCGTCGGCGAATGTTCCTCCGGTGAGGAAAAATACAAGTGGCGTGCAGCAGCATGCAAAGCCGAACTGGATTACACGCCGGAAAATATGCGGCGTAAGAAGTTCTACAAAAACGGGAACAGCGTCGACCAGATCAGGACGGAGCCAGCAGACCTTGCCAACACCATCCTCAAGATGGCCTGCAAGCGCGCCATGATCGCCATGACGCTCAACGTGACAGCCGCTTCGGACATCTTCACTCAGGATATTGAAGACCTCCCTGAGGAGCTTCGACCGCAAGAGACCGGGCATACGCCAAGCCAAAAGACAGCCGCAGTTCCACATGACCCTGCGCTATCCGATCATTGGATTGCCCAGGCAGAAGCAGCAGCAGCGCCAGAGGCATTGACCGAAGTCTGGAAAGCAGGTGTAGCAGTCATCAACGAAGCCAAGGATACGACAGCCTACGAGCTCTTCAAGGCGGCAGTGGTCGCTTGCGGAGTGAAACTCAAGAGCGCCGCAGAGGCTGAGGCAACTGCCAGCACGGCAGTCGACACCGTCGCAGAGCAGAAGCCTGAGCAGCCGGACGATGAAGAAGTCGAGTTCGAGGAGGTTCCAGAATGATTATCGTGAATTGCGCGCAAGGGTCTGAAGAGTGGCACCAAGAGCGTGCCGGCGTTATTACTGCCAGCATGTTCGGTGATGCTCGCGCCAAGCTGAAATCAGGCCCTAACAAGGGAGAGCCAACCGCTAAAGCCCAAGACTACGCTTTCCGGCTTGCAGTCGAGCGCATCAGTGGCAAGCCGCTGGATGGCGGTTTTGAGACTTGGCAGATGCGTCGCGGCCACGAGCTTGAACCTCAAGCCAGAATGGAGCATGAAGCTCAAACAGGCCTGATCGTGACTCAAGTGGGTCTCGTCAAGACCGACGATGGGGCATTCGGCGCCAGTGCAGACGGCTTCATTGGCGAAGATGGCGGGTCGGAATACAAGTGCTTTCTTGCCCCCGAGAAGCTGCGTTCCTTCCATATCGACAACGATGCCAGCGAGATCATGGACCAAGTGCAAGGCTGCATGTGGATCACTGGTCGCAAGTGGTGGCACATCGGGATGTATTGTCCTGCCCTTGAAGCGGTTGGCCGACAACTGTGGTGGCAGGAATTCAAGCGCGACGATGACTACATCGAGAAGCTCGAAGAAGATCTTTGGCAGTTCAAGCTTTTGGTCGACGGATATGAGGCCACGCTGAGGAGCAAGGCGGCATGATCGACAATCAAATCCTTGTCGGCGCCCAGCGCCAGGCGGAACTGGAGGCGGCGAAAGCTGCCTTCTTCGCATCTGGAGGTCAGGCAGTCGAACTGGCTGGCTACACCTATAAGCCTCTGCCCTTCCAGCGGCACCCAGAGCCCTCCCAGAAAATCCCGAAGGGTATCCAGCAAGGTGCGAGACAACAGCGCTCCAAAGAGCGCGCGGTCCTGATCGCCGAAATGGCCAAAACGATGACCTGCCGGGAAGTCTCCCAGAAGTTGGGCATCCCACAGAACACCCTTTGGACGATGTCGCAGCGGGAAGACTTCACATTCGCCCCAGGCTGCCAGGGAAAACGAAAGACGCCCTACACCGATCCGGTTGCGGACGCGAAGCTGGCCGAGCGAATCACTGCTCTGCGGGATGTCGGACTGACTCGCCACCAGGTGGAGAAGAAGATCGGCATCGGCAATGGGACGCTGGTTCGAATCCTTGAGGCCTTTCAGATCGATTTCCCGAAGCGCGGTGAGCGACGCGAATCCTCCAGCCGAGAAGCATCATGAAGGCCCAACGGCTCCGCCTCATCTACCCCACGGCCTACTACCAGGGCAGGGCCTGCCGCCAGGACGGCAAATGCCGCCTTGCTCAGCCCTATGGAAACATGACCGTCGATGGCGGGTGGTGGCTTGCGGGCTGGCACGACTCTGATATGGAACTCACCCATGAAACTCAAACGAATGGCCCTGCAGCGCCACCAGCGCCGGGCACAGGTTCACTTGCCGCCTAGCGGATTGAAGGGGGTGCCGAATGGCGATGACGCAAACACAGCGCGACGAGCGTCGCCGAGAGAAAGCAGCCAAGTTGCAGGAAGAAGACCTGCGCTTGAAGGTTCGACCAGGGACTAAGCAGGCCCTGCTGGAACTGATGGAATGGGCCGGGATCGAGGAACAGGGCGAGGCGATGACGCTGATGATTCATCACCTGCATGGGCTGGGCCCGGGCGGATCCCTACCCTTACTCACTCCGCCGCGCCACAAATACGAGGTCTCGCAATCTGTGGCGCTGGAATTCAGCCGCAAGAGCATGCTGATGATTCAGCAGGATCCTGGCGACGAAATCGCTATCCCACAAGCTGATCGATAAGTCGGCGTCCCTCAGCTACTGCTGCGGACTTAGCCTCTTCATAAGTGGGGTACAGCGTGTCATCAAAATGCCTCCAAGGAAGCGGACCGGCCTTCAGCCCAATCACTATCCCTTGCGGGCTCTGAATGAAGTCAGCGGTTAGCCGGTGTTCACGATAGTCAGTAGTGAATATCCCTAAGTCGGTCATTTCCGTCTCCATTCGGCCGCATATCTGTAATTCGTAATAGCCCATCCACCGCCGCATTGCCAGCCAGCCCCGATTAAGGGTCATATCGGGTCAATCGACCGGAGCCCTCATTCGGTCCGAGACTCGTCTCTCGATACAGATAAATGGCCACCAAGTCAACAGCCAGAGCTATCACGACCATAGCGACATCGAAGTAGATTTCGAGATCAATCATTACCCAGCCCCCAACCATATTAGGTTTGGTGGTTAGAGCAATATCTATTCCAATTCTCAAATACCGCATCCGGCCACGGAGGGCGGCGCATGCATGGAGAAAGCCATGAACGACGAACAACGCCACCAGAAATGGATTGCTCAGCGCAAAGCCGAAGAAGCCAAGCGCCACGAACGCGCCGCCGAGTGCCTGAAGGATCACCAGTACACCGTCCTGGCCGACACCGATCAGCTGAAGGCCTGGCGCTGCAAAACCCCCGGCACCACTTGCTACGCCTTCGACATCCTCATTACCCGCTTCGGCATCGCCACTGTCGGCGACATCGACGGCCTGACTTTCAACGTTGGTCTTTCCTACGGCATCGAGTTCCTGGCCGGTGACGACATCGGCTACTACATCCACTCGAAGCTGGAACATAACTGCCGTGAGCGCGAATTCGACGAGGATGCGTTCCGCTCCGCCCTGGTGACTGGCGTGTGCAACCGAATCTGTGAGCGCATCGACGAGGAGCAATACGACGATTTACCCGATTGGGTGCGCAATGATGGCGGCCGCTACGAAGCTGGTCGCTGGGGCGAGCTACGGGAGCTGGTCGAAGCGAAGCTGAAACCGCTTGAGTTTGGCGAGGATGGGTATGACTTCTGGGATACGCTGAGTGATCGACTGTACGAGGCCGATCACATCGAATGCGTCGAACAGGCAAGCCCCTTCATGAGCGAGCACCACGAAGAGCTTGGCCTGGGCTGCGACTACTGGGAGATCACAATCGACAAGCCGCGCGATAGCCTGATCAACCGGCTGTACCTGATCAACCACGCCGCCAAGGCGATTGTTGCCCAGCAATCCGAAGCGAAAGCCGCCTGACCCTCCGGCGCTGCCCGTCAGCACTTTTACTGTGTCTATCTAAGGCGGCGAGATCGTCAGCACTGTAGATCCAGAGAAAGGACCCGGCTCCACGGTTCCATTGCTGCTCAGCGTTGACTTGATGTAGATAGGGGTCGGCAAACCTTCTTCAACTTTGATTGGAACACCATTTGCCGGGGTTTTACCGTCAATCGTGAGCTTGGAGTACAAGCTGCCATCCGCTCTGAGCTTAACGCCCGATGGATTCTCTTTGCTTGCAGAGGCAATAACGCTAGACACTCCAGTGCATGTCAATTGAAGAGTGACTGCCGCTTCATTACCATCGATAGCAGCATCACTGACATTGTTATGGTCAATTGTAGTGTTGCCTTTAATCTCACATTTCAGAGCTGGCTTTATTACAGGAGCACAAGGACCAACCGGAGCAATTACGCCTCCAGACCCAGCATAACTGTAACCTTGAGCGAAGCTGATGCAAAAACTATCGCTTATTTTTTTCTCCTTTGGCACAAACAAACTACTTTCAAAGGGAATTGAAAAACCACTCATTTGGTTGCGCACCGTCGTCATGGA